GTTTGCCGCTTGGTTCAATTGTTGCTGTTGACCTTTAGTAAGGTTCCCCGTTCCGTAAACTTGTATTAAATTATTAAAAAAGTCGTCGTACGGACTGTTATACCCCTCATATCCGTAATCACTTAAATAGGTTCTTGCCTTTGCTTTGTTTCCCTCTACTCTGTTATAATTTTCATCCTGTGCCGATTTGTTCATCATTCCGCTAAGAAAATCACTTGCAACACTTGCTGCGACTAACCATGGTATAGCCATAATTACACCTCTCTTAATTTATTAATTTCTTCTATTAACTTATTTTTTTCTGCTTTCTTTTGTGCTAAATATTGTTTAGCCTCTTGTTTTTTTTCTGCTGTCTGCTCGTCATCGGTAATAATTAATAAATCTCTTAACATATCATTATTTAATTTGTCTATTATAACTTCATACTCTTTAATCAATATTGCGTTTGGTTTTTGTGGAGCATACCCTTTTAAATACCATTGTCCATCATAACTTTGTTCTACATCTTGTTTTATCATACCAAGCGACATATAATAAGCGTCGTTTGTTCCAATTCCTACTTCACATATTTTTGTTATGTCGTTAATAACTTTTGCATACAAAATCATATAATATTCTCCATGATAAACGGATAAACTACGGGATTGGCACAATCTGTAAATTTATACTTTACGCCTTTTGAAATAATACCATTACCCCTATAATCAACATTTCCGCCCGAAGTCACCTTAAAATAACTAACCGCACTCCAATGTTCGCCGTTATCTACAGATATATATATACCACCATTGGCGTTATTGTTATATTTTGTAAAAACACCATAATAATTATCGTCTGCGGTATAAACCGTATTTACGGTTTTAGAAACACCTGCGTTATAATCAGGCATATATATTCTTGAATCATCACCGCCGGTTACAAATTCGGTTTTATATAATACACCGTCAATATTTATACATAAATATAATTTTTCATTTATTTTATTAAACCCTACATTGCCGTTTTGTAAAACAGATAATATTTCTTTATCTGTCTTATTATCAAACACTTTAAAATTTTTGTCTTGTGCATTTCTAAACAAAATATTAAATAAAGTATTTATTCTGTCATCACTTACATTAAACGGCTTTTCCATTTTATATTATCCTATATTAAGATGTCTTAAAACTTTCCAATACCAAACCAAATTATGTATTTGTGTATAATCGTTGGCTTGCCAACCGAACCTAAACCTTACGGTTTGTCCTTTCACAATACCGGTCAAAGTTTTTATCACTTCAATAAGGTTGGCTTTTTTAGGTATCTCGTAATCAACAAACTCACCGTCATCCACACTTACACCAACGGTAACATTTACCGTTGCCGAAACATACCTTACTTTAAATTTCCTGTAAAGGTTCTCATAATCACTTAAAACAAATCTTTTTGTCACAAAAAAACAGTTGTAATTTTCGGTATCGTTTTTATATCCTGTTTCTTTCTTATAAACTATTCCGGTATTTGCACTACACGAAAACAAATCATCTATACTTGCACAATAATCAAAATTATTTTCACTGTCTTTAATCGTCCAATATCCGTTTTTGTCATATATATACTCAACAGCATTTTCATCACTTTCGCTATTTGCCGGCATATTTAATCTATACTTATCTTTCCATACAAAAGCACAAACTTTTGTTACCGTCATTTTCGTATAATAAAAAATCTTAATTAAACTTACTTCGTTATCACTTCCGGCCGGAAACGAAACTTTAAACTGTACCAAACATTTAAGTCCTATAGTTGCCGGTATCTGCTCATTATTGTTTATTTCGTAATAAGTAGCATTATTTAATTCAGTCGTATCGTTCCCACTTCTCATATATATAGTTGCTTTATTGTTTACATCATCGGAACCGGTTCTTGTAAATTGCGATATTCCCCAACTTTTCGGCAAATTAGTAATTCCGGTAATTTGTTTCGGTTCGGACTGATAGGCATAATCATCCTCTAACGGAACCTGAATTTGATATATCGATATATAATTGACACTTAAAGAGTCGGCCGCAAACATACTGTTTGAAACCCAAGAACTTTTTATATTCCATGATAATTTAACTCTTATATATCGTTTACCTGTTCCGCTTAAAATATTTGAAGAAACTTCTTGAATATCATCATTAGAAATATCACTCCAACTGTTTTTGCTTTCATCATAAGTAGCAAAACATATCTTTCTACTAAAAGCACTAATACCAGCAGTATTTGCAATCAACTGAGACAAATTAAAACTATTTGAATAAGTATCAATTTCTTTAGTTATATATGTATAATCATTTTCAATTTCGTTTGTTAATCCAACACAAAAACGATTAGTAGTTACATGTGTTCCGTTTATAGCATAATATCCGTTCCCGGCATTTGAAGAACGATAAGCATAAACACTTCCCCAACATGAAGCAGCTACAACTCTAAGTTTCATCCAATACTGAGTATTTGCCGGTATAGAAAACTTATTTGCAAACTCAAATCTTTTTTTTGGATTATATCCATTTACATAAACTAAATCTTGCAAAGAAAAATGTTGTGACTGTGCTACAACATTCCCATTATAAGCATCTAATATATCTATTTGAGCATAATCTGTTCCTGAAACACTACCACCGCTTATTATGGCACCGCTTAATCTAAGATAGACACAACTTATATCTATTTTTTTATTTATAACCGGCAAAGAAGAAACCGCTGATCCCGGACTTGATGCTCCCCAATCACACATTGAATTAGAAGTTAAATCCGAATCATATTTAATTTCATAAACATCGGCTCTTATTTTAACCACCTCATTTTCAACAACCCCGTTATCGCCTAAAAAATCATAATCGCTCAACTGTCTATCGGCACTACTATTTCCTATCTCAATATCTTTTATTGTCCCTATACCACTATTTTTTATCGTTATACCGTTTATTGTTGCACCGACATTATCCCAACCGGAATCTTTGCTATAACTTCTTTCCAACTCAATATCACTACCCACACTAACATTAGTCGTTTTATCTTTAATCTGCTCATCAATCAAAACGGCACTGTTACCGTTAAGTTGTGCCACCCCGTCCGGACTCAAATAAGTCAAAAGTCCGTTAAAAAGTCGAATCGTTTCATGTGCCACACATCCGTAAGTAGTATCAACTTTGTTGCTCGTCCATTGGTCAATATCACCGCTCGTTAAATATCTGTAAACATTATGTTGTTTAAAAATATAAACATAAGCTCCGCCGAACGATGCACCGCCTGTAATCTTTTCACCGTCATCTTTACCTACGGTATCATAATTAAGGCCGTAAACCGGAGTCCACCTTGTCGGATCATACGGTTGGCTCCAATACACACCGTTTTCATCTTCTATACTTCCAAGTCCGAACAATCTCTCTTGATGAATAAATCCTATCTTTAACCCTTGCGGAATATTCACATCCACTTTATCGGAAGAACTTGTTCTCGAATATTCTGCACTATCCGAATCCGTAAACTTATCCGTCCCGCTGTCATAACTCGAAACGGTGGCCGTCAATTTGCTCCTGTACAAATCGGTAAAAATAATATCCCCGTTGGCAGGTGTAGCCGAAAGTGTATAAAATATTTGTCCGCCTTTAGTCCAAGCATAAAAAGAATCTCTGTTTATATATGTAGCGGTATTTTTGTATAAAACCAAAATACAAGCATCCGTAAAATCTTCGTTTTCAATTACCGGCCACTTACCGGTAAAAACAAAAATCCTATCGTTATACTGTGCAAATCTCACTCTAACATCCGGATCAATTTCCACATCCTCCAAAGTTCCGTCATTATCAATTTTGTATTTTTGAAAGTTATCCGTATTTAACGGGCTGTAATAAATGTATCCGCCGCAGGCAACAACCATTAACGAGCCAAGCTCTTTATTGTTGTATATCGTCATACCTTGGCACGAACTGTTTGCAAGTGCCACGGAATTAACTTTAATTTTACCTTTAACACTTTTCGGTAAAAACTTTTCGTTCAAATCCACATTCATACAATCACTGAAAGCATTATCGGCAATCTTATCGTCAGACGGTCTTGAAAAAAGCCCTTTTAAAAAATTGTCTACACCTTTACTTTCCATATTCATTTACCTATCCTTACCCTAAAGTTGCCGGCGGATTTACCATATTAGGCACTTGTCCGGCTTGTTGTTCGGTAATACCTTTGGGAGCAAACGCCGGCTGTTCTTGTGCCGGTACTCCCGGTTCTCTGTTATTAGCGGCATTTCCCTTATTGTTAGCAATTATTTGTTTTAACAACTCCTGCTGTATCATATTTTGTTGTTGTTGTTCTTGCATCTGCAAAAATCTTATATGCTCGTTAATATGTTCCAACCTAATCTTTTGATAACTTTCCGGCAACTGTACAATAGAATGTATTCTTATATGCTCTTTATGATTTTCTTCCGGTTTAGCAAACGGGCTTTCACCTTGTGTCATCAAAATATTTTCATCTTGCGGACTGTAAAGTTTAGAATCAATCTCTTTAGCACAAATAGAAAGGTCGCCGTCGTTCAATATATAAGCAATTTTTTTGGCTATCTCCGGAATATTCCAAATCCCTGCCGGACTCTTAATTGCCATATTATAAAGATTCATAAACTGTTGCCCTTTAACAATTTTGTTTTCTGTTTGCGAAACTGAAAGCGGAATAAAATCGTAGTCACCAATCAACACATCACTCAAATCGGTAACTTTATCCGTTCCGGTATCAAGCAAATAAGCACTAAAAGCCTCTTGCCCTATCAACTTTTTAACATCGTTTACGGACAAATATTGCAAATTGTAAGAATACATTTTTCGCAACATCTGCTTTAGAACAAGATCTTCAAAAGTTCTAAGTTTTACAAAAAGGTCTCTTTGAGACGAATTTTGCATTAACATCGCCTCTTTGGCGGTAGTATCATATCTTGCCGGAAGTCCCTGCATATTTGCAGTGGCACCTGTAATTTCCATAATATCGTCTTTAGTCATGGCAATAGCTCTTAAAGCCGCATTGGTAACATCCGGCGGTCTTATAAACTTTATACCGTCAACACCGTTATTTGAAGTAATTATACCGTGCGGTCTGGACTTCATTTGGCTTTTGGCAATACCTGCTTGAGCATCCACCACCATCATACAATCAAGTATCATGGTAATATCGTCCATCAATTGGTTGGTAAAATCATTTAAAGCAAGTTGGCTCTTTTCCGCCAAACTTACGGCACCCTGCCCTAAACTTTCACACTTGTCTATATCTTCCCACTTAAACATAACATACGGTTTTTCTTGAATATCGTAAGGGTTCAGTTCGCACCTTATAACTTTTTTCTTATCAATAACGGTAATAACACACTCCTCATCTATACCGTCATTATCAATATCAAAATTGCACCAACATTCAAGAAGTTCGTGCCTGTCTTTTTTAACTTTCATTTCGTCACCGGTACCAACAATATCTCTTGTATGCGGCGACTTTGTTGTCACATCTTCGGCAACAATACCTATTTCGTTTTCTTTAAGATATTCTTCTATACCGAAATAACTGTCATCACTTTGTGACAAAAGTCGCAGAGAAGAATTTGTCACATTATTAATTTTTTCAATAACAGCTTCCTGATCTTCCCATTTTGTATAAAAGTCCCAATACACATTTTCAAGTTCCAACGGTACAAAATCAACATTATCATATATAGGAATCTTTGTTTTTAATTCTTTGGTATCCACCGATCCAAGCATCAAATTTTTCAACATCGACATCAAACTTTTTCTGTCGTTCTTTTGTTTAACAATATATTTTTCTTTAACTTTCCACTGAATTTTTGCTATGCCGGTACCTTTAATAATTGCCTTTTCCAAAAACATTCTCGACTTCGTTCTGAAATTTATCTTTTCAAGTTGTACACCGATAATCTTTTCGTTTATTTCTGCTCTTTTTTCGTCATTTGCTCCGCCGATACCTTTTATCGTAAAGTTAGGATTCTTACTAAATACGGCCTCATCACAAAAATTCAACAAACTTCTCACAGCTCTCCTTGTCGCAGGCGGAAACAAGTTTGCAACACCCTCATAAGTTTTTTTACCATCCAAACAATTATAAACTTTGTCTGCCTGTATCCACTTATCTTCCGTTTCTGTTCTGTTACTGTAAATAGCATAAGTGCCTAACACAAACTCTAAAGCCCTGTCGTGCAACTGTGTCAAAGTTTCTTTAGCCATAATATTATCTCCTAACTCTTTCTAAATTAAAAAATTCCAACTTATCGTCAACCATCAACTTATCTTTAATATTTTTTATACCCTCTTTATATAAAGCTAAATAAGTTTGATACCTGTTATCATCATCCTCAAGTAAACATCTAAACACAACACCGTCAATAATTGCTTGTGCGCCGTCCTGCAACCAATCAACACCGTTAAACGGTTTATCACTATACTCAACCATATCGTCGGCAAGTCCGAAATATCTCAGCTTAATGGTAGTTACGGAACTGTCTTGCGGAAAAAGTTTTATTACATTAAAATCTTGATAATATCTTTTAGGATCACCCTCCAACTCTCTCCATACACAAGAACTCATTTCAAAATCCGCATCAAGTTGGTCAACTGTTGTCCCGTAAAGTCTTTTATCACCGCAAACAACATCACAAATTTTTATTAAATCGGCAGGTACGGAAAACGATCCGTTGGCTACGGCAATATTTGCGGTTTTAATAATACATTTGGTTTGTCTTACAATTTCGGTTTGTATAAGGTTGGCTCTTCTTTTAAGCTCGTTATCGTGCCAATGTCCGTTATCTAAAGGCTCTTTTAAAGTTCTTTTAATTTCGTCTAAAATTTCGCTCCATTGCATATCTTATCCCCCTAAACAATATCCGGTAATGCTATTGCTGTTACCAACATAATCATCCGGCTCACTGTTACAATAAGCTTTACCCATCTTATATTTAATTCTTAAAACAAGTGCATATCTTAAAGCATCCGGCAAATCGTCATACACTTTTTTCGGTCTTTCTCTAACGGCATTCTTTTTATCCGGTTCGCTCCAAACATATTTACCCATACAACTTATCAGTTGCGGACACTTATCCCCGAAAAAATAAATAGACGGTTCCCCGTCAACAAGCTTAAGATACTCACAAACGGCATTTTTACCTACAACAAAATTTTTCGTGGAAGATCTAAACGAAAGAGGCCAATTTAATCTTATACCCTCTGCTCCAAACTCTCTTTGGGCATTCCTGCCGGAAATCCTGTCCGGTGTAGCCGATATCGAATCAATAAATCTGTACTCGGCGGCACCGCCCGTTTCCTGTTCTTTTGCAACAATTTTTTCCGCTATATCTTTAACCGTTCCGCCGGTAACAAGTTCGTCATAAACAAAAGCTCTGTCTTTTTCATCTATGGCTACCCACACCATAACACAATCTTTTTGGCTGTGATAATCCATAGCACATATCCTTACCCAATTTTTCGGAATCTCAAAACTTCTCATTATATGCTTGGCACAAAAATCTTTATATACAAGTCCGGTCAAATGTTTAAATTTACCGTACACTCTTGCATCTTTTTCTTCTTCGGGAATTTGGCTTATAAAAAATTGTCTTGCTTTTTCGGTTAAATAAATATTGTCAAATAACGAAACTTCAAAAATGTCTATATCTTTGTTGCCTTTCATTCCGGGCAAATAAATTTCGTCATATATCCACGGCTCATTTAACGGAGTAGCGGTAATTGAAAGTTTACCGTCAAATCGCATAAGCCCTCTAACCGTAGCGGTATATTTGTCTTGCGGTGGCGGTTCGTCAAAATGTGCATAGTGGCCAGTCCAACCCTCATAAAGTTTTGTTTCCTGCTCATAAGACAAAAATTCTATTGTGGACTTATTTTTAAAAGTCAGCTTTTTCCATTGTCCGCCGGAATATTTGCTTATTCTGTCAATACAGTCGTAAGGTAACAGTTTTTCATATTTCGGTACAAGAGTTTCCTGCACACCTTTATCCAAATCGTTGGCGGCAACTCTAATTCTGTAAGGCGGCCTGCACTTTAACTTTTCTATTGTATTATCCATAGCAAGTGCAATTCTTATATCTTCCGCACATCCGCACTCTGTTTTACCTACTTGGTTACCGCCCAACATCAATCTGATTTTTTTAAAACTGTCATGAAACTTTTGCTGGTACGGTTGCGGCTTATAATAGCAAATGCCGTAATTTTTTTGTCTGTCCTCAAGTTCATATTTGTATTGCAACAAAGTATTTAGTTGCTCTACAGATAAAGCTTCAAAACAGATATTGTTTTCTTTAACAAATTCATCAAAAGTTATAGCCTCAATATTTTCATAATTCATGTCTTACCTTTCTTGCAGTTTGCCGGCTCGCCTCAAGGATAGCGAGCCGACAATTACAAAACTACTTAAGCAGTAGCTCCGCAAATTATGTTTACACCAAAGCAAGCATTCAACACTTTAGCTGTAAATGCAACTTTCCAACCGACTGTGCCTGTCAATTCAAGAGCTTGTCCCAACTCATTTCCGTTTTTAACGAAAATTTTCTTTTCTCCGCCCTCAAGTTCAACAACACCGAAAGCCTCTTTACCCAAAACGGAAACAATGTGACCGTTACCTGTATCGGATGCATCACCTAAAGTTGCGGCAGTTGTTCCGGCATCTTCTCTGTAAATGGAAGTTGCCTCAATAAATCTTACACCGCACCATTCACCAAGCTCACCTTGATAAATGTCTTTAGCATCTTGATACTGTTTAACGGATTTCCATTCTGTATCGTTCATAAAGTCGTAGCTTATATCAGGATCAACAATAGCAATATATTTGCCGTCAACCATAGGCAAAGCTTTGTTTCTCTTTAAATCTCTAACGGCTTTCTTTATAACAGATGCACTTATAACATCTGTTGCAAGTGTTCCGTATCCGGAAACGATTCTGAACTTTGCTCCTACAACGGTTTTGAAAGGTAATGTTTCAACTGTTGCTGTATCGGTGGATGCAACAAAGTCGGTAACTTTTACCGTTACACCGTAATTTTTATCTTGCGGATCGGTAAATGTTACATAAGCTCCGTTCCAAAAATCGTCTATTTGAG